AATTAAATTTAGAGGTGTAAAACTTCCGGGTGGTACTGAATTAAATGGAAGAGAACTTTATGATGATGCAGAAAAAGAATTGGAAAGTTTAAGACAAAGAATGGCATCCGAATACGAACTTCCACCTTATGATTTTATTGGATAATAATGGCACTCAATCCTTTTTTTCTTCAAGGTTCTGCAAATGAACAAAGATTAATACAAGAAATAGTCAATGAACAATTGAAAATTTTTGGTGTAGAAGTAATTTATATTCCAAGAAAATTTGTAAGAAGAGAAACTATTCTTAAAGAGGTTTCATCTTCTAAATTTAATGATAATTTTTTAATAGAAGCATATTTAAATAATTTTGATGGTTACAGTGGTCAGGGAGATATTCTAACAAAGTTTGGTGTAAGTTTAAAGGATGAATTAAGTTTAGTCATATCAAAAGAAAGATACGAAGATTTTATTGCTCCTTTTCTGGAATCAGATGATGAAGAAATAGTCTTATCATCAAGACCAAGAGAAGGAGATCTTGTATATTTTCCACTGGGGCAGCGTTTGTTTGAAGTAAAGTTTGTAGAGCACGAACAACCTTTTTATCAATTAGGTAAATTATATGTTTATGAACTTAAATGTGAATTATTTGAGTATGAAGATGAAGTTATTGATACTACGATTAAAGAAGTAGATAATACAATAAAAGATGAGGGGTATATAACTACTCTAAAACTTATAGGAGTTGGAAGAATTGCAACCGCATCCGCCGGAATTGGATCCGGATATGTCAGAGGAGTGGTTCTAAACAACGATGGGCATGGTTATACCTCTCCACCCACAGTATCTATCGGCACAGCGCCTTCCGGAGGGGTTAGAGCGACTGCACAGGTAGACACAGTATTAAAGTCTGGATTCTATTTAATTAAAAATATTTCTCTAATTAATGCCGGAGCAGGATATACCGTACCTCCTATTATTACTATAAGTGGAAATGGAGCGGGAGCTGCTGCAACCTGTATCATAGAAAAAACTAATCTTGGTATTGTATCAATTAATATTACAGATGGTGGTGTAGGATACTCAACTTCTCCAAGAGTAAGAATTATTGGAAACGTTGGACTAGGAGAAACGGCAACTGCCCAATGTGGAATTGGGTCAGCACAAAATATTAAATCCATAAGAATAACAAATCCTGGTGTCGGTTATACAATTTCTCCACAAGTTATTATAGATCCTCCACCAATTTTAACAGGAACAGGAAACTATGTATTCAATGAAATCGTAACCGGTTCCAGATCAGGAACAAAGGCACGAGTTAAGTCTTGGGATTTAGATACAAAGATTCTTAAAGTTTCAATTGTAAGTAATGTCGCATCAAAAGAATTTTTTCCGGGAGAAGCAATCGTGGGATCAATATCTAATGCCCGATATTCTACAGAGTCTTATAGTAATTGGAATTCATATGATACTTATGGTGACAATTTACAAATACAAAATGAAGCTGACTTAATATTAGATTTTTCGGAATCTAATCCTTTTGGTACATATTGATACTATAAATATATTATACGTTAATAATTTGATAAAAGGTATACAAAATGTTGGGAACCTACTTCTACCATCAGATTATAAGAAAGACGGTTACTGCTTTTGGAACGCTTTTTAATGATATTTACATAGAACATAAAAATTCATCTGATATAGCAATCAGTCAGATGAAGGTTCCTCTTGGATATGGACCAGTTCAAAAGTTTCTTGCCAGAATCGAGCAGCAACCAGAATTGAATAAACCAATTCAAATTACCTTACCAAGAATGTCATTTGAGATGACTTCTATTCAATATGATTCTACAAGAAAAGCAAGTATAATACAAACATTTAAAACTTGCGGAAATGGTGATACTATAAAAAAAGTTTATATGCCGGTTCCTTATAATATTGGATTTCAATTAAATATTATGACTAAATTGCAAGATGATGCTCTACAGGTAGTGGAGCAGATTCTTCCTAGTTTTCAACCGTCATTTAATTTAACCGTTGATTTAGTGGATTCCATAGGAGAAAAAAGAGATATTCCAATAGTTTTAGATAGTGTTTCTTTCACAGATGATTATGAGGGAGACTATTCTACTCGAAGAACTTTAATATATACACTAAACTTTACTGCCAAAACATATCTGTTTGGTCCTGTTGCGGACAGTGCAGATGGACTTATTCGTAAGGTTCAGGTTGATTATTATACCGGAACTGATCCAAAAGTTGCAAAAAGAGAAATGAGATACACCGTTACTCCTGATCCGATTGATGCCGATCCTGATGATGATTTTGGATTTAATGAATCGGTAGAAATGTTTTTTGATAGTAAGACATACAGTCCTACTCAAAAAATTGATATTTAGTAGAATATGAAAAATAATTATGAAGACTTGGATAAAGCTTTAAATATTGAAAGTAGTATTGTCGAAGTAGAAAAATCTTCCACATCAATTGATATTCCTGTTAATGTTTCTTCATCCAGAATTGATGATATAAAAAAAGACTATGAATATTCCAGAGCAAATCTATATTCTTTGATAGAAAAGGGTCAGGAAGCAATTAACGGAATCATGGAACTTGCAAGTGAGAGTGATTCTCCAAGAGCATATGAAGTTGCAGGTCAATTAATTAAAAGCGTGGGAGATGTTGCGGATAAATTAATCGATCTTCAGAAAAAGGTTAAAGAAGTGGAAGAAGACGCATCTAAATCTACAAATGTAACCAATAATGCCGTATTTATTGGCTCAACTTCAGAGTTGTCGAAATTATTAAAGCAAGGTTTTCTAAATAGTAAGGATAAATCTTAATTATAAATGGGAACTCTTCATCATTGGTTTAAAGGATCTAAATCGAAAGATGGAAAACCTGGATGGGTCCAATCAGATGGATCACCGTGTGCAAATGAACCCGGAGAAACAAAAACACCAAAATGTTTTAGTAGTGAAAGATTGAAATCTCTAAAAAGAAAAGGAAAAAAAGGAAAATCCTTAATTAGATCAGCAGTTCGCCGCAAAAGAGAAAAAGATAAATCACAGCAAGTAAAATCTGGAGCAGCTAAACCGACTAATGTTCCAACTTTTGCTAAAGGTAAAAAAGATCCCAATTATGTAAAAGCAGAACCAGGAATTAAAGAAGCAATGAAACTCAACGAAGCAACAAAAGACAAACCCGGAAAAGGAAGTGGAAAAAAAGATGCTTGTTATACTAAAGTAAAATCAAGATATTCTGTCTGGCCAAGTGCATATGCATGTGTTCCGGAACATAGCACTAAAGCTTTAACCAGAGATTCTTGGAAAAATGTTAATGATCTTAATGTAGGAGATCAAATACTGACTTACAATATTAAAAATGATGAGTTAGAGTTTAAACCAATATTGAATTTACACAGATATAAAAATGTAAAAACCAATATAATTAAAAGTGGAAATAATGGGTTCATATTTGAATGCACAGATAATCACAAATGGGTAGTCAAGTTGCCCGAAATTAAGGGCAATAGAATAGAAAAATATAGTAGAATAAATGATAAGTCTTTAATAGAAACTAATGATTTATTACAAAATAAGTGTAATAAACATTTAGTAGTCTCGGCACCTTATAATGGGGGGAATAAATTAAAAAAAGATAAAATATTTAAATATGGAGATAACTGGGTAAAGTATATTTTAGATATAACTAGCGAACAAAGACAAACTTGGTTATTTAGTGCAATTGTTTATGATGGAAATCAAAAAAAAGTTGAAAGATTAACAGAAAACATAAAAAATGTAGGAGAATTAGATTGGATATATACAAGTTCCTATGATCAAAAACAATCTTTTGGATTTAAACAAAAAGATATATCTCACAGAGATGCATTTTTATTATCTGCATTTTTAAATTGTGGTACAATAACTTGGAAAAAAAGTAAAGATAAAGACATATACTCTTGCAATTATACTAGTAATAAAAGATTTAAAAATACTTCCAATTTTAAGTTAATTAACGAAAATATTTCTGATGTTTGGTGTCCAGAAACTGAAAACGCAACATGGGTAATGCTTCAAGAAACTGATGGAAATGGTATTATAACTATTACAGGAAACTCTGGGGCACTGGTAAAATGTCGTAAGGTCGGTGCCGCTAATTGGGGAACAAAATCTGAAGCAACTGAAATGATAAGATATTGTCCAAAATGTAAAAAGGATGAAACTCAATCAGAATGTAAATATGGTCCTAAATTCTGGGCAATGTATTCGACTCCATCGATGCTGACTACAAATCAATTAAAATATGATATTGCTCAAGTTCATCCGGCAAATGAATCCAAAGAACCAGATCATGAGCACTCTATGGCTAGATCAGAACTTTCTACAATCATTTCTGCGGCAAAAAGACTTCGTAAAAAAATGAAGGGGGAAGGTAATATTGAAGCCTGGGTTCAATCAAAAATCACCAAAGCAGCAGATTATATTGATACTGCCGCAGATTATCTTGATAGTGGAGAGCATAAGGTTCAGGGATCTATGGATGAA